ATGAAGATAACGAAACTTAAAATCCGGGGACTTTTTGGCATCAAGGAATTTTCGGCAAACGGAGAGAGTGTAGAACTCAACGGCCCAAAAGGAGCAGGGAAATCATCCGTAATAGACGCAATAAAATACGCTCTCACCAATCGGTCGGACCGGGAATTTATTCTGACCCAGGGGGAAAACGAAGGCGAAGTTATAATCGAGACTGATTCCGGTATCCGTGTGAACCGGAAGGTCCGCACCGGTAAGGCGGATTATAAATCCATCAAACAGACGGGGCAGAAAGACGAGAAGACGGAGTCTTTTCTGCGCGAGATATTCACCGAGCTCCAGCTCAACCCGATCGAATTCGCCAGGATGGATCTGAAGGAGCAGAACAGGATAATTCTTGATCTCATAGACTTTAAATGGGATCTCAACTGGATTAAACAGCAATTCGGCGAAATCCCAAAAGATGTCAACTATGAGCAAAATATCCTTTGCGTCTTGCACGATATACAGGCCGATGAGGGAAATTATTTTCTAACCCGCCAGGATTTAAACCGGGAGGCTCGCAATAAACAGGCCTTCATCGAGGAAATCGGGGCCGCCCTTCCGAAAGACTACAACGCGGCGCAATGGGAAAAAGTCAATCTCGCCGAACTCTACAAAAAGATAGAAACAATCCGCAGCCGCAACGAGTGGATCGAGAAGGCCAAGCGAGCCGTGGCCAATAGGGATAACAAGATCCGCGGCTTCCAGGCCGATTTTGAGATTGAGAAGTCCGCCATTGAGAAGGCGACAACCAGCGCCCGTAATTCTCTGGAAAAACAGATTGCGGAGATGGAGAACAGAATTAGGGAATACCGGAAAGAACTTGATGCTTTAGAAGAGAAGAAACTGTCTCAGCTTGCTCTGGCCAAGAAGACGCTTGAGGTTAAGATGGCGGAACACGAAGGAGAGGTCAAGCAATATGAAGGTATGGCGAAAGAGAAACTGGAAGATTTCTGCGAGTTACAGAACGAAGCAGAGCATACCGAGCAGATGAAGGCTTTCGTCAACGAATACCGGAGGATGGTGGGACTTCAGGAGGACGTGAAGAAACTCAAAAAGTATTCCGAGGATATAACTGCCAAGATCGAGAAAGCACGCAGTCTCCCCGGGGAGATCCTTGCGTCAGTGAAGATACCTATAGATGGTCTCACGATAAAAGATGGGATGCCGCTTATCAACGGGTTACCGGTATCCAATCTTTCGGACGGGGAAAAGCTTGATCTCTGTGTGCGGATAGCTGTGCAGAGAGAAGGGGTTTTAAAAATGCTCTTACTTGATGGGATAGAGCGTCTTGACACTAAAAGCAGGGGTAATATATACCGGCTTTTGAAAGATAAAGGCGTGCAGTTTATAGCCTCGCGCACTACCGACGATGACAAATTAACCGTAGTTGAACTTTAAAACATGGGGCTGTGGCGTAAGCCAGCATGTAAACATCGCAGGGTGGAGTTTCCCGCTTCATGACCGGGATGTATCAAGCCTGCCAGCCTCATATAAACAAGGAGGAATATCATGGAAGAAAAGAAGAATACAGAGAAAGACTTAACAGCAAAACAGCTTTCGCAAACCGAGATAGCTGCAAAAGTGCCGATTGTGCAACAGATAGGAGATAAGCTGTCTGGATTGCTGGACCAACAAGCAAAGGCTTTCCCGGCCGGATTCAATAAGACGCGGTTCCTGCAGAACTGCATGACGGTCCTTGCCGATAACCCCGGGCTGGCAAAGTGTAAGCCTATAAGCATTGTCCGCACCCTTATTAAAGGGGCGTATCTCGATCTCGATTTTTTCCGTAAGGAGTGCTATGCGATACCTTATGGCGATACGTGTAACTTTCAAACTGATTACAAAGGTGAAGTGAAGCTGGTCAAGAAATACGGCCGGAATATACAGGATGTATATGCCAAGATCGTGAGAGAAGGAGATGAGCTGGAAATACTTATTGAGGGAGGTAAACAGATCCTCAATTTCCGGCCGCTGGCTTTTAACGACAACGCGATAAAAGGAGCGTTTGCGGTTATCGTTTTTACAGATGGGACAACCCGCTACGAAACGATGAGCATAAAGGAGATTGAGGATGTGCGGGAGAAGTATTCCAAGGCGCCGAATAGTCCAGCCTGGCAAAAGTCTTATGGAGAGATGTGCAAAAAGACAGTCCTGCGCCGGCTTTGTAAGCTCGTTGACCTGCATTTTGACACACTGGACCAGGCCAAGGCGTATGAAGAAGGCGGAGACGTTGAGTTTAAACGCGGGAAAGCGGCAAAGGGAAAGCAAATCGGAGATGACCCTTTGTCAATGCCTCAAACAGATGATCAGACATCTGTGGATGGAGAGATCGTGTCCTCGGAGGGCAAGGCGGAACCCGCCGATCCTGACGCAAAACTTCGGGCAGAAATCAAAGCGCAACATCCTAATGAGGAAGAGTGGAAGATCGATGCCCGGGTGAAGGAAGCTAAAGGAGAAGCGTAATGCTTAAACTCACCAGCGAGAATTACTTCTCCCAGGAAGCCGCGCAGGAATACTTTTCGGTCTCGCAATATAAAAACTTTGTCGGGACTTATGGGAAACGCGGTTGTGAAGCGGAAGCAATGGCAATAATCCGCGGGGAGTGGAAAAAAGAAGTTACCCCATCGCTGCTTGTAGGCTCTTTTGTTGACGCTCACTTTGAAGGAACGCTTGACGTGTTCCAAGCGCAACACCCGGAGATATTCACCAAAGGCGGAGAGCTTAAGAACAAATACCGGTGCGCCCTGGACATAATCGCCAGATGTGAGCGGGACAAGTATTTTATGGCTCACCTGTCTGGTGAGAAGCAGGTGATTATGACCGGGGATATATTCGGCGTGCCGTGGAAAGGGAAGATTGACTCATACCTGCCGGGGAAAGCGATTGTGGATCTTAAGGTAATGGAGTCAATACATAAATCCTTCTGGGTAAAAGATCTGGGCAACATTTCTTTTATCGAGTATTGGGGATACAACGTCCAGGCGGCCATATATCAGACACTTGTCGAGATCAACACCGGCAAGAAACTCCCGTTCCTTATTGCGGCCGCCAGCAAGGAGAAGGAACCGGATATTGATGTCATTAGTTTTAACAACCAGAACCACGCGGATACGTTGTCTTTGGTGTTTACCAACATTGCCAGAATCATTGATTTAAAGAAAGGCAAAGTCGAACCTATGCGCTGTGAGAGGTGCGATTATTGCAAAAGGACAAAGGTGTTGACAAAAGCGGTGCATTACAGCGAGTTGATCGGGCAAGGGGGGCCGGAATAATGAAGTATTTATGTATCAGGGAAACATACGAGAAAGACGGCAACGAAACTGTCAGGTGGAACAGGATAGGTATTTTGTTTGAAAAAGGGGATAAGCAATACGTTAAGTTGTATCACATCCCGGGAGTGTTAATCAGTGTGTTTGAATCTAAACCGAAGGACAACGCTGAAGGATCTTGGCAAGAGTAGGGGGCGGCAGCCGGGGTATCGGGGTGAGCAGTTGTCTGCTCTGGCTGCCTCTTTAAAAAAATGCCTAAATTTCCCGGTAATTCACCGGGTTTTACGGTTCAGAAATCGAAAGTTTCCAGTGAGTGCGTGGTCTAACACGGCGAAAGGCTCTGCGGGGCTAAAAACGGGCAAAAACAGGCATTAAGCCGGAAAGGATAAAAGGGGGGGATGAAATGGTCATAACGAAGGAAGTTTGCCGCGCAATGAAGGTCAGGGGAATGTGGTCGAAACAGGTCTGTGAAGTTTGCCGTAACCGTAAGCGGTGTAAGGAAAAGGAGGGGAAATGACCGACGCTGAAAAGATATTGGAGTATCTACAAAAAGGCAACACAATTACAATGATGGACGCAATGCGGGTTTTTGGAACTGTTTCCCTCAGAGAGAGAATCCGCGACATCCGAGAAAAGGGTTTTAATATCCAAACAAAGTCAGTAACCAATCCCCAGACAAAACGCCGCCACGCTGTATATTATTTAGCGCAAGAAAAGGAGTGCGCTTAAATGATTGAGCCTACCGGATACTGCTGGGTTTGCGGCCATTCTTGTCCAGAGGGTGCCCTCTTTTGCTCTAAGAAACACAAGGAGACATACGATAAGAAACAAAAAAGAGAACAAGCGGCAAGGGTGGTGAAAAAAGCCGGATACGGTATATCCGGTAGCACACAATAATTTTTTACAACCGAGAAAGCGGTTTCTTATGGCAAGACCACGTAAAGAAGGTTTGGATTATTTCCCTTTAGATACCCACTTTGACGACAAATTTAAAGCGTTGGAGTTGTTACACAAAAATGATGGATTTGTCTGGATGGTTAAATTCTGGCAAAAGGCTTATTCTGGGGATGTTGGAGAGGTTGATTTAAATGGTATCTTTGGAGTTATCCAGGCGGAAAACTCCCGGATAACTCCCCATAAACAAGCGGAAATCATTAGGGATTGCCTTAGAATAGGTTTGATTGAGAAAGTAAGACCAGGGGTTTACACTTCTAATGGTATTCGGAAAAGGCTTAATGAAATTGTAAAAGATAGAAAAAATGAGCGTAAAAGAAAGTTTCTGGGTAGTTTTCCGGCGGAAAACCCGCCAGAAACGCGGGAAATAAAAGGAAATGAAAGTAAAGGAAAGGAAATAAAAGAAAAGAGAGAATACACTACACCCTCCCTTGAACAAATTGTTGCCTACTGCACAGAACGTAAAAACAAAGTAAACCCACAGAGGTTTTTTGATTATTACCAGTCCAATGGCTGGAAAGTCGGGCGTAACCCGATGAAAGACTGGAAGGCCGCAGTGAGGACTTGGGAACAAAGAGACCAGGTGCCGGAGAAAGCAAGCAGTAAGACTCCGGTTAAAGTGAGGGTATTAAGCCTGCGTGTTGCAAAGTGGACGGATGAGGAAATTAAAGACAACCTAAAGTCAGAAGGTTATTCAGAGGCGGAAATTGACCAGGCATTGGGAAAGGATTTTTGATATGGGTAAAAGGTTGCCATATACACCAAACTCACGGATCCGGGCGGCGTTAAGAAAGTTGTTTCTCCGCTCAAGAGAACGCGCAGCAGCCCTGAAGCGCGATAAATATACCTGTTGCCGGTGCGGAGTAAAGCAGAGCCGGGCCAAGGGACGAGAAGTATATGTCGAGACACACCACAAAAAAGGGTGCCTTAACTGGGATGAGTTGTTTATCACTGTGCGGAAGTATCTACTATGCAACACAGAACACTTAGAAACCCTCTGTGATAAATGCCACAAGCAGGAAGAGGCAACCCAATGACTACAATCAACGCGGTTGACTTGTTTTGCCGTGCCGGTGGAACTCTCCGCCGCGCTGTGTAAGGAGTTGTTGCAGTGAAAGAATCAGTAGAGGTTTATCGTGTTAGGTATGCTTTAGATAACAGAGTTAGGATATGTCGTAAATGTTTTAGAATCTTTTTAATTTTTATTTGGACGAGAAAGGATTATTCTTTGCTTAAAAAATCCTTTATTTGTGAAAAGTGCCGGTAATGCTGGCGAAGGAGTTGTGCAAGGAGTTGTTGAATGAAACCCATTGAACTAACCGGTTACACGACGAAGTTTTCTAATCCGGGATGGCATTACCGGGGAGAATTATTTGATTGCGCGTATATCTATAAAACCCGCAAAGAAGCTCTTGTAGCATACGGCAAAGGCAACGTGATTAAGGTGAAAATCAGGGTGGAGGAGATGAAGTGAAGAAGATACGCATAAGGAGGGGAATGATGTCAAAGCACACACCGGTCCTGGATTAGAGTAGAAAGGCTCCAGGCCATTGCTAAAGCAGAGGGCACGGAGGGAGAATAATGAGTTACGATAACCAAGAATTGTTGGAGGTGAAGCCGTGAAAGAACTACCGATTATTTTTAGCGGAGATATGGTGCGAGCGATACTTGAAGGTAGGAAGGTGCAGACAAGAAGGATAACGAAACCGCAACCTGTTTTATTGGGTCAATATCAGAGCGGAGAAAGAATTTTAGAATGGAAAGAAAAAGGCATTCTTCAGGCAATTACAAGTGCGGCGGCAATAATTTTAGAATCTCCCTTTGGTCCCCCCGGAGATTTTCTCTGGGTGCGGGAAGAGTGGCGCAGATCCCGTGAGTGGATCCGCAGCAAGCTGCCCTGGAAAACAAAAACCGCACCGCAAAGAGTGGTTTCGGCCGAGTCCGGTGTCCGCGTATTCTCTCGTAAAAAACAACCCCACCGGACCGCAGATAGACACCAGTATTTTTAAGGATACGAAGGAGGGTATATATTGGACAAACGAAGAGGTTGCCTGGAGTAAGGGCGGCGTGCGCGTGGTCAGTTACGCCTTCGGCCACGTGCACTACTACAGTAGGGACGGCAGGTATTATGTGCGGCCTGTGCGTCCCATAGGGAAAATAAGCCGCGCAGGTAAAAATCCTGCCGCCACCCGGAGTTAAACAAAAGGAGATAAGAATGTCGATTTTTTTGTTGTCTACAGCGCACGAGAAGGAATTATTTAAACGCGCACTCGTTGAAGCTTTAAAGTCACTTAGAAAAGATCTCAATGACGCATTGGTGGAGAAGAAGAAATTGAAGGCCAAGGCCCGGGCGCGGCCGCGTAGATGGAAATCCACGTCAATCCGGCCGTGCCCGGGCTGGAAAAACCTTAAAGGAGGTAAGCAATGATTCCATCGTTCTTAATTTTTACTCTTGTCGTTATGGTGTTCTGGAGGACCGTGTTTTACGGCTTGTGCGTTGATGACGTGCAACTTTGGAAAGTCTCAAATAAAGTCAAGCGTGTCCATAATTCAAAGACAAAAGAATGGGGATGGAAACCGGAATTACGCCCCAGTAATCCCATTCAATATATCTGGTGGCATTTCTCGTATAAGTATATAAAATCTACGGTTTGGGCGCATTTGTTTACTCTGCTTCTACACGCGGCCAATTCGGTCATGATCTACTATGCGTTCGGGCAAAATCTACCTTCTTTCCTGGCGGCGGTGTTATTCGCGGTTAATCCGGCCGGGACCCAAGGATCCGTATGGATGTCGGCTCGCGGGTATTCAATAGCGACGCTTGCTGCTTTGCTTATGTGGGCGGTCCCTCTTGGGGCGCCGTTCTTTTATCTTTTTAATTTCTCAATCGCGGCGACAAACTTCAATTTTATTTTTACTCCGGCAATGTTCTTGTTCACCAGGTGGTGGGGTTTTATTGTTCTTGCCCCAGTAGGAGCATTGATTTTCTGCGGGTATTACCGCAACCTTATGGACCCGCGCTGGAAAGGGGTCACAAATATAATGACATCTATTCGGCCGGTGAAAGTCATATTGTATTTTAAGACGCTCGGATATTATTTCCTGTTTGGATTGTTACCGGTTCGGCTGGGGATATATCATAAATATCTTTACAGCTACGGTTTGAGCGAAGCGGACAATAAAGAGTGCCACAAGATAGATGGCTATTTTTTTGTCGGTCTTGCGGTAGTATCTGCGCTTATGTTTAACATAAAACATATCCACGCCAATCCGGCCGTGTTTGGCCTGTTCTGGTTCGTGCTTTTTATTTCTCAGTGGTGTAATGTAATCACTATCCAGCAATCGATCGCAGAACGGTATATATACCTACCGCTTGCCGGGCTTATGCTTATGTTAAGCCACCTGCTTTTACAGATCCCTGTTGTCGCAGAAGGGCCGGTATATTTACAAACAGCTATTATTTCGGCAATATTTACTTATTACGTGTTGCGCACCTGTTTTCAGTTGCCGGCATACAAAAACGAAATGACTCAAGCAGATTGGAATATCGTTAACTTCCCGGACCTGTATTCTTGTTACACGTGGAAGGGGAACTTGGAGCATAAAGCCGGGCACGCTTTTATCGCGCTTGAAACTTGGTTCAAAGGGTGGAAGTTACGCAAAAACGATTTCCGGTTGAATAACAATATCGCAGTAATGTTGACAGATCTCGGCCGGCTGAAGGACGCGGAAGCTTTTCTGGAAAATGCGGAGCAAAGTATTATACCGGAGCAGCGCGAAGCGGCGATGTCGTTTATCAATTCCGAGCGGGATAGAATAAAGAAAATCCGGGAGGAAGTGGAGGCGAGGAAAAGCAGGATAATCCGTCCGCAAGGAAGTGCGGTTATGCCTCCTCAAAAGCCGATTGATCCGGGGATAAACAGGGGAATCATAGGTGGATAACAACAACGTGGAATGAATATGCCGGAAGATAAACAGGAAGTGATTATCCGTGAGCTAAAGCGCCGGGCCGGGGAAGTGCGGTTCGGGTCGATGGTTGTTGAGTTTAAAATACACGAGGGCAAGATAGCCAAAGGAGACATAATTGAGAAAAGGGAAAGTCTCGGGTAGATAAATAGCCTGACAAGATAGTCTTGAAGGCGCAAGTTTGGATCTCGCGCGAAGTGCGTGCGTATCCAGCTTGCGCCTTTTTTGTTGTCTACAGCGCAGAAAGGAGAACTAAAAATGGGGGGGAAACACCTTTTGAGTTTTTCAATGGTGTGGGTGCGAGTCCCGCGGCAGCGGTTGGAAAAGCTGTTATATAACAGGGAGCCGTTGAGCGTAGAAGACGCGCGGAAGCTTAAAAGAAAGCTTGGGAAGGTGGAGAAAGCGCTGAATCAACTGGCTTGTGTGAAGTCAATACTGGAAAAGATACTGCTTCGGAATACTTAAAAACTGCTACGGTTTTTCTTCTTTGTTTCTCGTCGAGAGCATAGATAAGACACAAATAATCATTAAATTATTTGGTATGGAGAAGAAACGACCAAAAAAGAGGGGACGGCCGACAAAATTTACGTCCATAGATATTGGACAGGTGAAAAAACTTGCCGTGGCAGGGTGGACGGATGACCAGATATCGGATTTCTTCAATATAAATCAATCTACACTGAACCGATGGAAGAAAAGTCACCCCAGTTTTTGCAAGTCCTTAAAAGACTGGAAGAGTGCAGCTGATGAGAAAGTTGAAAAAGCTTTGTATCAGCGGGCCTGTGGGTTTGAGCACCCTGAAGAAGTAATTATGCAGTATCGGGGGGATGTAATAAGAGTAAACACAACCAAAAAATATCCTCCCGACACCGCGGCTTGTTTTATCTGGCTTAAAAACCGCAAACATCTTGAATGGAAGGATAAGCAAGAAATTGAGCATTCCGGTGAGGTTAAAGGGCCGGTGATATACCTACCTCGACAAGAGAAGGCGTAACCTGATGGATGAGTGGAGACCACAACCTAAGCAAGAGCAGTTTTTGCGCCTCTCTGTCTATGAGGCCCTTTTTGGAGGGACAAAAGGTCCCGGGAAAACCGACGCTCTACTGGCGGAGTCAACGAGGCAACTGTCAACGCCCGGGTATCAGGCCATTATTTTCCGCCGCACCATGCCTAAGTTGGCGGAAATCATCGAGCGTTCCCACCGGTGGTTTGGCCAGACAGAGGCGACGTGGAATGGGGAAAAGCACCGCTGGACCTGGCCTAACCGCAATTTTATAGCTTTCGGTTACTGCAAGGATGAGAAGGATAAATACAACTACCAGGGCCACGAGTATTCTTTTATGGGGTTTGACCAGGTAGAAGAGTTCACCTTGACGATGTATCTTTTCCTGCTGGCGCAAAATCGGTGTTCGGTGCCTGGGATTAAATGTTACACCAGATCCACATCTAACCCAGGCAACGTGGGCCACGCGTGGGTTAAGAGCAGGTTTATCGACCGTCTCCCTAAAGACGGCACACCAAGGTATTTTCGCCGTGTAAACGATGAGGACGTTGAGACGACGGCAGATGACCCGCAAGCGCTATCCAGAGCGTTTGTCTTTGCGCAGGTAGAGGACAACCAAGCGCTTCTGCAGGCCGACCCCGATTATATCAAGCGTCTGGATATGCTGCCGGAGACTGACCGGAAAGCCCTCCGCTTTGGAGATTGGGACATCTTTGCCGGTCAGTTCTTCCGGGAGTTCTCCCGGGCATACCACGTTTTGTCTACACGCGCGCTTGCGGGTATATCCAAAGCACCCCATACAGGGTTCTTGTCTTTTGACTACGGTTACTCTCAACCGGCAAGCGTCGGATGGTATAAGCTCTTTGCCAAGTGCCCGGTATGCGGCGGTGATCACCCGCTGCTTGTCAGGCATAGAGAGCTTTACGAGGAAGGGCATACATACGAGGGACTTGCGGAAAAGATACTTTCTATGACACCGGCAGATGAAACCCCGGAGTATGCGGTAGCCGATCCTGCGATATGGGGGGACGTGCAGCACCACCTGGCCAAGGCATACACACCCAAAGCAGATGAGAGGAAAGGTGAGAGCGGCGGGGAGGTGATGACCAGGTTGTTT